ATCCCTTCATATCCACCATCAATCGCAGTTTGGTTGATTTCAAGGTATCTATTATAACCATCAGATGTATCTAAATCAACCAATTCCTGTTTTACTACTCTCACATTAAGCAGTTGTAGGAAAATCTTATCTTCAAACCAAGATTTCAGATTATTTGAACGTTGATGTTGTGAAACGTTGTATGAACCTTTTTCAAAATCTGCTAATGGAATCATATCAAATAGGTAAAGGATTGCATCATTGGTTGATACATTTTCCTTACGATTTACCTGAGTCATCAGATCTTGGAATGATGAACTCATAATTTCACCATCAAATACGGTGGGTTCTGTAAGAGTATTAGCTACAAATGAAAATTGTTGTTTAACTTGTTCAAAGTTTAATAACTCTTTACCATTACGACTATACTGGTCAACACGACCGTTAGGATAGACAACGGTAAGAACACGAACCCCATCAAGTTTAACTTCGAGAAGTTTCTTTCCTGATACTTTAGACTCGTGATTAGCACTATCATGGGCAAGCTGGCAACTAAAAACAGGAATAGTGTAAGTAGCATGTTTCTTTACTACCTTATTAATAGTTTTTACACTGGTACCACATCGTAGGTCTTTGATCAAGATTCTACGATACCAATTATTCCACTGTTCTTTAGTGGATTTGGCCATTAACTCTTTTATGGTGTCTCTAGCAAGATTGCCAGTACATGAACGATCAATAAAAGTAGAAACAGTGTTAAAAAAATCATCCCAAGCAAGTCCAGGTCCGTCTTCATCGGTTTTCTCCTCAATTTGTTTAAGACCAAATGTAGTGGTAGCACTTAGTGCTAGCTTACACCCATGAAAGAAAATATCATTTGATGCTTCTGATTCACGTTTTATAACAGACTCTTTAAATAATCTACTATTATCCGATTCCAATTCTTTAATTATTTCATGCGGTAAGTTCATTATTCATCCTTTAGTATTTTTTCAAACCATTCCATTATTTCGTAATCTTTATAATTACTTGATATTTTTATTAGGTGTGGTCTTAACAATTCATGTTGCAATGCGGTTATATCTTTATTATTGAAATTCCATGAAGATGTATTAAAAGCATTTGCAAAATATAATTGTTCAAACTTTTCTGATAAAGATAACCTAACCGATGGTGTTAATCGTACACCCCAATATACAACAGATGCAATTGCAAATGCCTGTTCTGCCGTCATATGGACACCATTCCAACATGCTAACCATGTTGCATGATGTTCATTATAATACAGTACTGGTTTTACATCTATGCGGCTCCAGGTTTCTGCTTGAAAGATATCAATACTCATTAGTTGCTCTCCAATCAATTGCAGTTTTTTCACTAATCATTTGATTATATAGATCAACCGATGGTTTATATCCATAAATTACATATTTAACTAATCGACTAGAGATATTTTTTCTTACAGTATCATCCGTAAGTCTTATAGTTTTTGTTCGTAAATCAGCAGCAGTCTGTTCACCCAACATAGTGGTATCACCATCAGTTACCAATTGACATATTGTAAAATCAAAATGGTTAAGTAGATCAGTAACATTATCAAATATAACATTACGAATTAACTGAACTGTATGGATCTCTGTATTATATTCGATTTTAAATGTATCTGCATTAATAGTTGAAATAACATCTTCAGTTAATGCACTAAGTTGGTTGTATACAGTTGAATACTGTGTTATAGATGATACCCATATATCCCAATCAGACAGTTTTATTGGCTCATTGGTATATATTTTCCTAACGATACCACCGGCTAACCAGGGCCCATTATTAATATCGAGATCCAAATATGTTGCTAGCTTCTTACCAAATAAATCTTTGATAACCGGTTTTTTTGTAATTGGTGTTGGAATATTTTCCAATGTTTCAACACCAAGTTTTGTGTTTTTTGTAAATAGTTTTGTAAAATCCATTTTATTATTACCAAATTACCGTTTAGTTACAATCTCATCGCACAATCCATAAGCAAGGGCTTCTTGGGCACTCATAAATGTATCACGATCCATATCACGTTCAAAATCCTCATACGTTTTACCGGCAGTATTGTGTTCAACGTATAACTGGGTAAGGATTTGTTTCATCTTTGTGATTTCTTTGTATTGAATTTCAATATCACTTTGCATTCCACGTGCACCACCGCTTGGTTGATGAATCATGTGACGGGCGTATGGCAGCATATATCGTTTACCTGGTGTTCCAGCTTGTGCTAAAAAACTACCCATTGAACAAGCTTGTCCCATAACAATAGTTGAAACATCTGGTTTAATAAATTGCATGGTATCGTAGATTGCCATACCTGCAGTAATCACACCACCAGGGCTATTAATATAAAACTGGATATCTTCATTGCCTTGGCTTTCCAAGAATAAAAACTGTGCTACCAAGATACTTGCCGAATGTTCATTCACATCGGTATCTAGCATTACTATACGGTCTTTGAGTAATCGACTGTAAATATCGTATGAACGTTCGCCACGTGCTTCTTGCTCTACGACCATAGGGATTAATGACGGCATTTGTTGTTTCCTCATGTGTTAAAATTGTGTGTATTATAGGCTAAAAGCTTACGCTTGTCAACTATTATTTGTGATCATCTATTTCTTGATCGGATAAATCTTCGTATTCAGATAATTTTTTTCGAAGAATCCGAATGGTTTCTTCTAATGATTCAATATGATCTGCAACATGGCCAAAAAATTCATTCGAATTCCATGAAGTCATTCTTATCATGCTACTAATACTTTTTGCGTCCTCCATTTAAACCTCCAATAAAATATTTGGGTTCCAACCAGTATTTTCATGGTATGAATCGCCCTCGTAACCTCTCGGGTTGCATACTATTCTGGTTTCACCAAGTTTATAATCAAGTACCTCATGGGTATGTCCATGAACCCACAATGCTATATTTGGATTATCTAATATAAACTTAGATAGATCACTATGATATCCACCATTCATTTCATATTGGTCTGCATATTTGTCTACGATACTCAAATAACTAGGTGAGTGGTGAGTTGCTATTACAATCTTTTTATCTGATGGGGCATTTTCAACCATCATCTCAATGTAATCCATACTCGTATGATGTCTATCGATGGTGTCAACCATATGCAACTTTCTATAGCCTTTATGATCGTTCTTTATAAGAGCATAATCATTCATCATGAAAGGAAGTTGATACATTGTTAGTGGGTCACCTTTATGGGCATCAGTCCACAATGTTGCACCAATGAAGATGATATCATCTATAGTCACTGATGCGTTTTCAAGGAAGTGTACATTCGGATATCTTGAGCACTCATCTTTTAAATATTCTAATCCAGCATGAAATTTACCTTGGTAAAATTCATGATTACCAGCAACATAGATAACATGTTTAAATTCATCAGAGCATTCTTTAAGAAATTCTCTAAAACGCCATGCTTTTAGTTGTCTACTTGAATTATATATTTGTTCGGTAGAATCAGCTGGATAGTCATGTAATATTTCTGACATAAGTATATCACCAGACAATATTAACACATCGGCTTCTTGCGAATTAGTCAGTGTAATTGGACTGAATTCCATATGTAAATCGCTAACAACTGTTATTTTCATTTTAGAGCCTATAAATTACTCGTCCCTTATTCAAATCATAAGGACTTACTTCTATTTTTACTTTATCCCCTTGGATAACTCTGATTTTGTGTTGTTTTAGTTTGCCTCCTAGATAACAAACTAAAACATGATCGGTATTTTCAACCTGTACTTTAAACATATTACCTGGTAATACGTCATTGACCATCCCGGTCATTTCTATCATATCTTCTTTACTCATTTTTTCGGATTACTAATCCTTCATTCTCCACTTTAATTGTTAAGGTATCACCAGGTTTCCATCCCATTGATGTGCGAATTTCTTCTGGTATGTTCATAAGAACATTTTCGAGGTCATTTGGGATATCTTCAAATATTTCTTCTACATTATAAGTAACCATCGTCTTTCCTCGGAATTGCTACCCAACCCATTTTTTTGAGGTCAGCTTTAATTTCTGCAGTAATGAATCCTTCGCCAACATAACCAGATTGGTCTGGGCCATCACCGCGTATACCAGAACAATACCAGTCAATATAATCACCAGTTTCTAAAATATCAGCAACAATGCCACCAGCATAACGCCAACTGCAAGACCAATATTCTTCTTTTAGAATATCCCAGGTATTTTCTGGTTCGATAAACTCATTATTACACAATGCCGCATATAGGTTTTGTGAATATGTATCAGACTGCTTTGCCTTTTCTACAATCCAATCTGTAGATCGCAAATCATATTCTAAATTATGTTTTTGCCACTCTGGGTCATTTTCAAGTTCTATTTTTCGTTGATCCCTAGCCAGAAGCTGACTTAAATAGTCATCGGTTTCTGGATCTGTATTAGTTTCTTCTAATGCTTTTAATCTGATGTTTTTGTGAAATGAGCCCTTTTCAGGACTCTTGCTTAATTTACTCATTCATGAAATCTTCCTTGGAAACAATGGCGCATTTCATGGCCGATTGTCCACATATTTACCTGTTTTGGAGTCAAAACTCGACAAACATCTTCGCCTTTAGTATTTTTAAACCAAAACGAACATGCATCAATTTTATATCCATACCCACCATTACCATATTTACGACTAGCAGCTTCACATGCTTCTTGTATATTATCAACTTGTTCCCAAACCATTATGGTTTTATTCG